GCTGGAGAAAGCTACGCCTCCGCCCTCCGCCCGATACGCCTTCAAAGGCGTGAAGCATGCCAAAGCAGCAGCTCCCGCGGCGAACTAGAGCCGCCAACCCCCGCGCATGCTCCGCTGCCGTGTGTTCCGGCTCCGGACCTTGGACCCCTTCCGAAAGCCCCTCTTCGAGCGCTTCCGACTCATCCTCTTCCTTCTATACGCCATCGTGCGAACCCTCCACTACCGTGGAGTGTAAGTCGGAGTGCCACCAGCCACAACCGGTGTCACTCCGACCAGTTGATATCAAGTATCAACTGTCTTGGGGGCTTCCGCCCCCTCTCCCCCCGGGGCCTGGGAGGCCTCCTTCTCAGCCTGCGCCTTCTTCTGCTCTCTCCACAGCTTCAGCTCCTCAGCCTCCAGATCGACCTTCGTCTCCTTCTCCGGCTCCGGCAGCAGCCCAAGCTGCACCATCTCCTCCTTGCGCTCGGGATCGAACACGAGCTCGAGGAACTTTCCCGGCTCGTTCTCTACATGATCCCGAATCTTCGACGGCAGATCATCGAAACGCTGCTGAGCCTCGCGAACCTTGTTCAACGAGGCCAGGTAATCCTCCACGTTCGAAAAATCCCCATAGCGGGCCGCCTGGCCCGCCTGGTGATCCAAAACACCCGTCGACTGATACCGACGCATGATCGCGTTGATGTCGCACGCATCCGCCTCGCTCTGCTTCGTCAGCGACTTCTCGCCGACCTCTGTCACCACACGCTCTCGCTCACGCTCCAAATAAGGGCTCATCGCCTTGCTCCCGTCTGATCCCGGGCCTGCACGGCCCGGACCGCTCTGTTGATCCACCGCAAGTACTTGCCTACCGGCATCTTATCCAGCGCCTCTTGGTGCTCCGCAGCCACAAGGCCCGTCTTGCTCAACTTCGTCTGCAGCCGAATGCTCGCCGCCGTCGCGGACGAGACCTCCTGATCGAGCCTCAGCTTCTTCGCCATCTCGATATTCACATCGCCACGATGCGCCGCGGCTCTCGCCTCGGCCATCGTCCGATAACGCGTCTCCTTCAACAGCTTCACTTCGCTCAGCAACTTCGACGCACCACGCGCAGTCGCGGCCGCTCCGCCCAACACGGGCGAAATCGACGCGCCCGTCCCACGAGGGGACTGACCGACTCCCTGCTGATAAGCAAGGATCGGATTCAAACCGGCGGCCCTCATGTCCGCCATCGTAATCTGATACCGCTGCTGATACTGCTTCGCCGAAAAATCCTGCGCACGACTCTGCGCCTCAAAATTCGCGGCCGTCTGCAGGGCTCCGCCCAACACATCAATGCCGGCCGCAACCACCTGACCCGTACCGGGTGAAAAAATCGGCAACGTCGTACCTCCTGGACCAGGGGCCCCCGCCGTAGACGGGGGGCTACCGCCCCCCGTGTGACCATGACGCCACTTCGTGCTGAACCAGCCCACCTAAAAGTGGTCGATCAGCCCAGGCACGCTGTAAGTCGGCATCGGGCGCGCACACCGAAAATCGAAAAACAAATCCAGCAAAAACTCCGGCTCAATCGCCGGAGCCACCGCGAGAATCCGCTCAAGCGGCGGATTCTCCACGATGAACGTGGGATTCAACAACGGCAACGCCGCAAAATCCTGCGCCAAATGCCACGTATCCAGGGAAGTCGTCGCATTGCTCCGCATCCTCCCTGTAACCCTCGACGGCTTGTACCGATACTCCGCATAACGTTCCTGGAATCCAAACACCAGGTCGTCATTGGCACCGCCGTCCATGAAGATTTCCTTGTTCAACACCGCCTGCTCCCCAAGGTGCGCGAACGCCGGCCAGTAGAAATCAAACCGGCCACGACGGGAAAACTGACGCTCCATACCCTGTTGGTAGGTCAGCTCCGCGCGAGCCATCACGAGCCCCAGGATCACACCGTGCTCCACGAAAGACTTCGCGAAGCCATGACCCTGCGAGCTCGTCGTCACGAACCCCGCCAGGTGCCCCAAAGGATTGGCACCCGCAAACGTCGTCGCCACAGGGTTCACGTTCAGCTGCGCCGTACCGCCCCCGAGATACTCGGGGCGCTGCAGCCGCTGATCCGGAGACGTAACACCAAAGTGTGATCTCAGAATCTCCGTGTACCGAGAACCACCTCGCGCATCACGCTCGAACAAACGCTGAATCTGGAAAGCCTCCCGAAGGTCGTTAATCGTCGCCGCCGTCGCGGACGACAGATCCGCCACCTGCGCATTAATATCCAGCTGCGGATCATTCCAATCCAACACACCCAGCGCCGTCGGCGACGTCACGCCACGGACCAGGTCGCCCGCAGGCTCCACCTCAAGCTGGGAACCTACGACGTCGTCGTAGTTAAACGTTGGACCCGTACCCGCACCCGGCGAAACGATGGCCTGGGTGACGGGCGCCGACGTGCCCAAAGGAAGCAAAACCGCGGCGCCCTTCTGGGCAAACGGAAGGCACGACGTGAAATAATCGTGCCGCTTCCCACGACGCAAGAGAACGTAATCAGTCTCCGTGTCCGGCCCATCGTCCCGATCCACAACGACAGAATTCTGAATGTTCTCGTCCCGGAACCACTCGTTGTAAATGAGATTGTAAGCCCGATGCCAGAGGGAGCTGTGGGTGATATCGACTTTCGTCGGGATCCCCAAATAGTCGGAGAGCGTCTGCTCACCGTATCCACCTCCCGGCGCCGTCATCTGCGGCACCAAAAAATCCGTCGAGTCGCCAGGATTCACCTGCTCCCCGTTCATCTTCTGCCAGTTGTCCCACAGCAACCGCGTGGGCACGAAGAAGAAGAAAAAATCCATGAAGATATTCTCCATGATCGGATGCAAAGGCGTACTCATACGACCAAACGACGCCAAACGCATCGTCATCGTATCGCCCGGCAAAGCCTCATCCGCGAAAATCGGAATCAGCAACCCTGCTCCGAAAGTGGTCTTCAGACCACACGATCGGTTAAACACCGATCTCTGAATCTCTGCACCCGGAACCTGCGCAAAACTATGCTGACCAGAAGTCACCGCGCCGCTCGCCGTCCCTCGCTTCGTTCCGTGATACATCAGTCACCCTCCTGCGGCGGCCCATTAGGAGCCGCCATCTGCATGATCGTAACAGCCAAAGCGACACTCTCAGGTGTCGCATGATTCGCAAACTTGCCGCTCATCTCATCGAACTCACCGAGCTCGAAAAGGGTGTAGTCACCACAAAACTTGTGGAAATCGTGCTCGACATCGAGCACAGCTGCTTGAAACAAACGGAGCGCCACTCCGCGAGTCACACAAAAAATAGGCACAAGAAAAGCTTGGGCCTTCGAGTCATAAACACTAAAAACCATCTTAACGCTCACGATAAAACCTCCTTGAATAGTCAGACTTCACGTCCCAAGCGGCTCAACCGAGCCTCCATAACTTCCTCGCGCACAGCCAAGCGCTCCACCGAACAATCCGCTCTTCGAGCGAAAGCAGCATCCTTACGCTTACGCTTCAACTCCACCAACAAAGCCGGGTCCTCCTTCTCCAGAATCCGATCGTAGAACGCGGGTACCCGCAGCTTTTCACCATTGTGAACTACGTAATCGTCTGGAAAGACGTCGGCCTTGAAACGGCGATACCAATCCGCCGCAAGACCCGGCCGACGGGACATCGTGTTGTACTCCGGCTTCACGTAGTACTCCTCGCCCGTCTCAAGGTCGATTCGGCGAAGCCGATCTCCCACGTCCACTCCCGTGGCCTTCTTCATGCAGTAGCGCGCCACATACGCCGCGCTCTGCCAGGTCAGGCGACCCAACGTGGTGAACCCAAATCCCCACGTAGACTCCAGGGTCTCAGAGGTAAATGTCTCATTCGAGCCACGCCTAGAGAACACCCGGCGATCCTCAGCAAAATCCTGACCGAAAATACACGCGTGGTAGTGCGGCCGAAAATTCTCCTCGCCGTACTCACCCACATGCAAAAAGCGGAACGGCCCAACCCGCTTCCGCAGTCGTTTGGCGAACTTCTGCCAGTGCCTCACGTCAACAGACCCATCGACCGGAACATCCTCCGGCCGATAGGTCAACGTCACAAAGCAATTCTTCTCGTGCAACGACGCCTCGTGCACACAACGAAGCGCCCACTGCCGGGACCGCTCCATGCGGCACCCAATGCACTGGCCACACGCCAACTCCAAAGGGCGGTCGACGTAGCCCTCCCTGCTGGAGAAAGCTACGCCTCCGCCCTCCGCCCGATACGCCTTCAAAGGCGTGAAGCATGCCAAAGCAGCAGCTCCCGCGGCGAACTAGAGCCGCCAACCCCCGCGCATGCTCCGCTGCCGTGTGTTCCGGCTCCGGACCTTGGA